GGAAGAGCAATATGTTTGGGTACCAGATTTAGACATGATGATATTCACGCTACTACTTTTAATGAACAAAATAATTGGCAACAGATTATATTATCTGCTATACAAACTGATCCTAAAACAGGAGATGAAGTTTCTTATTGGCCTGAAATGTGGTCTTTAGAATATTTAAAAGAAAAGAAAAGACAAGCACCCATTGCATTTTCTTTTCAATATATGAATCAAATAGTCAGACAAGGTGAGCTTTCTTTAGCGCCAGAGTTAATAGTAAAAGCAGAGATAGCAACTGAATTTGATACACTTGGCATAGGGGTTGATTTATCTGCTGGTATTAAAGAAAAAAATGATTACACTGTAATGGTCTTAGGTGGACGTATTGATGATCGTATTCATATTATTGATTATCGCAGAATACGAGCGATGGGCAATTTAGAAAAATTAGATGAAATGAAAGAATTACTTAATGATTGGTCAATAATAGGAAAGGATGATAATGGGAACTATTTCCCAACCTTTTCTACTTGTGATATTTGGTCAGAAGCCGTCCAATACCAAGCTTCTCTCGAAGCCGATTTTAAGAGGATCTGCCTTAATGACGAAGGTTTGAATAATTTGATCTGGCATCCCGTCAAAGGATTCCGTGCAGACAAGCTGGCACGATTCAGGGGGATTATAGGTATGTTTGAAGAACGTAAAATAATCTTTAATCGTTTCCGAAACTTCACTAATCTCTTCGAGGAACTCACAAATTTCGGCGTGAGTAGTCATGATGATTGTGTGGATGCGTTGGTGTGGTTAGTAAATGGATTATCCAAAAAAGGAAAACTCCAATTTGATTACTAAGCCTTAGAATAGTAGCAGAGATAATAGGTTGTTGCATTGGGATCCGAATTTTTATTGGTTATTATTGGCTTTTCAGTACCAGCAATCACTGGTATTGGATGGGCAACAAACAAATTATTAAATCGTTTTCATGAGCGTCTTCTTCGCGTGGAAAAACGAATAGATAACACTGATACAGATTTGAATTCTATGTATCATCGTTTACCTATTGAATATGTGCTTAAGGTTGATTTTTTAAGAGAAATGCAATACATGCAGGATAATTTTAAACAAGTTAATATTAAACTTGATAAACTAATTGAAAAATCATAAACAAATGAATTACACCATTGAGATTCAAGAAGATAATAACGGAAATTATTTTATTGAATTTCCTATTGAAATAATAGAAACTCTTGGTTGGACAGAAGGAGATATTTTGGAATGGAAACTTAAGGGTCAAGGTGTAATTTTATCAAAACTTAATGATCCAACAGGATATGAAATAATAGAAGAATAGGTTGATATAATAGAAACAATAATAAATAGATAAATGCGAGTAAGCGGATTTGAAAATGTTCCTGGTGCACCAGGGAATATTGCTGGATCTAACTTTCTTTTAGATTTTTTTAATAGAAAAGGAATTGCGCCATATGACGAACGTTTTCCTGCATATACTCCTAATCCCTGGGATCTTAAAATACGCCCATTATTATCTCCTCCTCCCGTATATTATTTCGAAGATAAGTTTATGCCATCTGGCAAACCTCCTGTATATTATCAAGCCAACAACCCTTTTGAAACCAATACTTTTCTTGGTCAAGTTTCTCCAGGGATGGCGCCTATAGGTAACATTGGCGGAATGATGTCGTCATTACCAGAAACTTCTGACGAGGTAGCAGGATTATTTGATGGTCTTTTTGGTAAACAATCTAAACCTAAATCTCGACAACCTCAAGGTAAGCCAAAGTCAACCATTGAGTTACTAAGAGATAGAAATAAACAAACGGAGGACGCAATAAAAGATATGAGAAAAATAATGGGAGGGGGTAGGGCATCTAGTGAAATAAATCCTTTTGAAACTTTACTTGCACAAAATCAAGAATCTAGTTCGTTACCATATGGGTTTGATAATAAATATGTCTCTTAAATCTGCTAGTATTTAATAAAGATAATAATTAATGGACGCTGCTTTTCGCCTAAAAGAGATTATTAACTCTTATCTTGAAAAAGATGGTGGAGCAAATATTGACACAGGTATTGTGGCGTCTCATATAGCACAAATGAAACTCTTTGGTATCCGTCAAGGAGTAGAATTTTTTCCTTCTCAAGATAATTTTGGTAATCAACGTAAAGATTTTATTGATAGAGTACTTAAATATAACAAAATGGATATACGTCTAGATTCAATTTGGGAATATTTCTTATGTGATGGACAAGGTTTATTTTATATTAGACCTACCGAATCTAATTATCGACTTTATTTTTTTCGTCAACATGAATATCGTTCTTATTATGGCATTAATGGTGAATTAGAAGAAGTAATTATTATCTATAGCTATAAAGTAAGACAGGGTACAGGTTTTAGTAATGATATTAATATAACTAATATTTCAGGTAATACAATTACTGGACCACAAGGAGCTAAACGATACATTAAATTATCAATTAAAGATAAAGTAATTGAAGAAACACATAGTGAAGGAGAGATGTCTTTTGACTTACCTAGTTATAATATTCCAGGACGTACTCAAACATTTAAAAATACGCTTGGATTTATTCCTTGTGTAGAAATATTTAATAATCCTAAAGGATTTTCTAACGAAGGTGTAGGAGAATTTGATGCATTAGCTAATCATATCGCTACGCATGATGAAATGGTACGAACTATGCGTAAAAATGTGCAGTTTTTTGGTAATCCAACCCTTCTTTCATCAAGACCTAAGACAGATCTTATGGAATCTGGGTCTGATTCTACAATTCAACGTCCTTCTATTGCAGCAAACTCTGGTTTTACCGGATTAGGGAATTTAAATCAGTCAAAATTTAAATCTGATCCCCTCTCAAGAGGTATGGATGGGCAAATTAGGGTACCCAGAGTGATTGCTAACTTAGAACCTAATGATCGTGTTGGTTATATTGTTCCAAATGCCATTACTGGAGATCAAAATAGTTTTGCACGTCAGTATCGAGAAGAAATACGTACAGCTTTAGGAGGTGTAGATGACCTTTCTATCTCCGCTGGTATCACAGCAACAGAATATAAATCATTATTTGGTCGTGTATCAGCAACATCTAAGAAAAAAGCAAATGCTATTTATACATATGGTATTTGTAGATGTTTAGAATTAATTATTTATCAAGAAGAACGTTTATTTCGTGATACTTTAGCTGCTTCTACCGGAATTGAAAGACCAGTAGAACCATCAGAGAATGCATCTAAAGAAGAAATAGATTTATATGAAGCTAGTTTAAAAGGTTTTGAAGAAAAAGTTAAACAAATAATGAAAGCTTGTGTAGAAACTCAATATGTACCAACAGGTGTTATCGGTTTAATACCAGATGGAGACCTTACTATACTTTGGCGTTGGTTAGGTCCTGTTTACGAAGATTCTACACAAGATATTTTAAATAATTCTATTGTGGTACGTAATCTTCAAGAATTAGGTGTTGATAGTATTGAAGCACTGAAATACCTCTTCCCTTCAAAAACGGATGAGGAGCGGGCCGCGATGTTATCGGGGTTCCCGTTCAGAATGGTCAATGAATTGCAGGGTGCATACTCTGCTTTTGCAAAATTAGTGGGGGGCATGATGCAGACTCCTCACCCGCAGTCACCAGATTTACCAATGGCTGCTGATCCAAGACTTGACCTTACACCTTATCTGTATCGAACATTAGAAGCACTACAAAAGGAGATGAGTTATGCAGGACGCTACCGTCCAATCGACCCCACAGATGAGCCAAGTACCGACCGCAGTGGCACCAAGCAGCTACGTAGCAGTACCAGCGCCTCAAGCTCCAGCACAGAGCTACCAGGGACCGATCAATTACCAAGTGGGTACCAGTTACCCTCAAGCGGTGCCACAAGCACCTATCAATTACCAATCAAGCCCTACTCAGTACGCGCCCCAATCCCAACCGGCGGTACCTCAGAGCAGCCCATGGGAATCGGCATTCAACAAAGTAGTGGGACTGCTGAGCGCACCAGTCCAATCCCCGTTCCAGGGTCAACCCTCGGTTCCGACACCAACATACGTTCCAGCCAATTACGGTCAAACGTACAACAACCAACCTATGCCCAGCTTGGGGACGCAGACCTCGTATCCCAACCAGGAATACTTAACCAATTATTCCCAAACCTCCTCCAATCCCTCACTAGCGGACGTAGCGGATTACCTGGGTCTGAGCGACGAAAGCCGTCAGGTAATCGACGCATTCGGAATAGAAGCACCAGCCGTTCTAAATAACTATGCTCTCCAATTGGAGACAATGTTAGATAGTGCTATCGCATGGGGTCAAAAAGCTGATAGTTTATTGCATGGTTATGCCAATTTTGCTGTAAATGAACACCAAGAGAATCTTGCTTATAACGAAATTCTCACTAATCCTGATGTATTAAGTGATTACACTTTGAAGTTCTTTGGTCCTGAGGGTCCTTATCCTGTATACGAAAATGAAGGTGAATTAGAAACACCTGGTTATCGTACTGAACAAGTAGTACCTGGTTATGGGAATTTCCCTGCACCTCCTGATGCTGCTGCTCCACAACAACCTCAAAATTTCTGGGGAGGATTTAATGAAGTTATGGCACGAGACCCTCAAAATGCTTGGCGTGTTCTTAATCAAGCTCAACCAACCACTGTAGCTAATAAGTTATTTGTGATGGAGTGAAGTTATGCGAGCACGTTATAAGTATGGCATACCTGCAGCGGCTGGATTAGCTACTGCAGGTTATGCTGCATCACAAGGAGAAGATCCAGGTTCTATTGGTTTAGCAGGACTTGCGGGCGGAGCTGGAGCTGCTGCTGGTCTCTTAGGAGCACGACAATTTGCCGGTAGATATTCTCCTACGATGCTACAAGCTGTTCAAAATAGAGTTATTAATCCATTAAGTGAGGCTGTTTTAACCGCTCAAACCAAACTTCCCGATAACTCTACGCTTCGCAAGGATATTTTGAATACTTTAGCCAATAAACTTAGTGATGCTCAAAGAACTACACCAACTCCTGAGATACAACGTTTTATTGGTAAAGGTGTAGCTGGATTAGGTGTTCCTCTTAGTGCTAGTATTGCTGGACTTGGAGGTGTTGCATTAGGTGCTATACCTGGAGCAATGAATATTCCTGGTTTTCAACAGCAGACTGTAGACCCAGAATCCTACGGTTCCAGTAATTCTTTAGGTGCTCGGTACAAACAAACAACAGGCACTGCAGGTATTAGTAATTATTAATAATAGTTAAATTAATACCTGCTAAAATTTTTATAGATAAAGACAGTTGTACGTCTGAATCTTTTCACCATACATCCTGCAATATAGGAGGATAAACTAAAGTGTTTATTGATACAGATTTTCCAAAAATCTTAGGTGCAGAACTTTATCGTCCTCACCCTGCTTACATTTGTGAAATGGCTGTAGAACCAGTAGTGGTTCATGATTTTACTCGGCAGCCAGGTCAAACTGTTCAACTCGATCGCTATAAATTCTGGGGCACTCCTGGTACTAAAGATAGCCGCGAACGCATTTCTGATCAAACCATTGGTACTGCTAACAGTCGTAACATCACTAAAGAAAAAGTTCTTGTGGTGCTTAAAGAATACACTGGTCCTGCAGATCCTGGTGATCCTACTCAACCTAGTACCTTTAAAATTGCTCGTGAAACTCTGATTACTGCTCAGCGTATGTTGCTGGATACAGGTAATCTGAATATGTTCCACCAATCTATTGGTTCTCTTACACTTCTTGATGATTATCGTCGTTGGCGTGATCGTGTGTTTATTGATGAATTAGCCAAAGCAGAAGCTAATGGTAAGGCATCAACAACACAAGGCGGTTATTATTTCGCAGCTAATCTAACTAAAGATTCTAGTGGTCGTGTTTCTTATAGCGCTCCGCAATATACAGCTCAAGCCCAACAATTCCATGTTGCTACGGACTTGTTGACTGTTGTTAAAGATATGCGTAAACGTAACGTACCTACCTTCTCTGATGGTTTGTATCGTTGTATTTGTGATCCTACATTCATGATGCATTTGCGTCGTGATGATGACTTCCGTGAAATTGCACGTTATTCAGGTAATCCTGGCCAAGGCATGTATATGTCTGGTAATCCAATGATGCCTAATAATGCTAGCTTCTACCAAGGTCCTCAAGCAGGTCAAGGTTATTTCTTAGCTGGTGAACCTGTAATGCCTACTGGTGTTCAGTTTGAAGGTGTTAAATTCTATGAATCTACCAACTTCCCAACTAAAACAATTACAGCTAGTTTTGATGGAGGTTCCACCTATTCTAGTCAAGAAACAGCTCAAGGTTTCTTCTTTGGTCCTCAAGCAGTAGGTGTTGGTGTAGGTGGTCCTAATGCTCAAGTTTTAATTAATAATAATGATGATTTCAGCCGTTTTATCATTCTTATCTGGCAACTGTATGCTGGTTTTGAAATCTTAAACAAAGATTTTGTTACTACTGCTTATAGCTTCGTCAGCGATGACGGTGTTCTTTGATACAATAAATAAAACAACAAGGAGAAATAAATGACTTATTTGACTTCCAAAAAGATTTACCCTGGTAACTGGGTAGAAGCTCTTAATGGCTGGTACAAAAATTTTGATTCCACTGGTGCTGGTGGAACTGCAGATGTATCCAAATCTGGTCCTACATCTGTTCTAGCTATTCCTGGCTATCGTTATTTTCAACAACGTGGTTATGTTCCTATAACCTGGGTATCTGGTGATGCTGCTACTTATGGTCAAACTATGAGTGTTATCATCCCGTCTCCTTATAGGCAAGATGATACCCGTACTGATATCACAGGAATGGTAGTCAGTGGTAATTCCACCCAAGCAGGTTATATTTACCGGGCTGCAATTTCTGTTGGTTCAGGTTGGGAAGATAATCGTGTTGCTTCTGGTGTCTATAACACTACAGGTAATGTAATTGCCTTTGGTCGTGATAGTTCTGGTCCAGTTGCAGCTTCTGGTGAATCAGTTGCTGCTGCTGTACTATCTTCTACTGTTTCAGGTGAAGGTGCAGGTACTATTTATTTTGCAGGAGGTAATCAAGCCTTTGGTTCAGTTCCTGTATTTATTGGACCTGCTTCTGGTTTACAAGTTACAGCTGGATCAGGTTTTGTAAATAGTGGTGCTGTTTATAAACAGATCACATCTTCTACAACCTTTAAAGTATATTCCAAAGCTTCTGGTGATGCCACTGCTGTTGCAGGCGGTGTATATATTTCACAAGCAGATAAGAATGCTGGTTTAACCGGTTATTTATTTGTTGAAGTTTGTTATTTAGTTCCTGATAACGCTCCTGATTACAATGATTTAGAAGCTTATCTTAATAATCGAACAGTAAGTTCGACTTAATTAAGGTAAACTAATACTAGTACATCTAGTATCCATGCTTTATCAACACACCAAAACCGGCGCTCGGGTCAAAGTGATTAGTGAATGGGATAATGGCGAATGGTTCATGGTCGAAGATCAGGACGGTCGCCTTTATACTGTTTACAAAACTGAGATTAAATTAGATGAGTCTGCTACTAAAACAGTAAAGACTTTACAGGTAAAAGATAAAGCAGCAAAGGAACCGCCCCGTTCTTTTCCCCCAGATCAACGCTTAAATATTAATTCAGCAACCGCTCAAATGATTGCTGATCATATTAAAGGGATTGGTCTTAAGACAGCACGTGAGATCAAAGATATACAGATGAGTCTTTCTGGTGAAAAGTTCAGTAATCTAGATCAGTTAAAACAGATCAAACGTGTTGATTGGGATTCTGTATTTGCTGCTAATCTAGTACGAGTGTAATATAAGCCCTGCTTCAGCGGGGCTTTTTCATTTAGAATTAAAATAAAAAGTAAAATGACAAATTCAGGTGGTAGATTTTTTCTAGGAGAACTTGGTAGTACTGGTACATCTACTGGCCCTCATATTCATAAATATGTTAAAGATGTAACAACAGGTGCTTTTATAGATCCAGCAACAATTAAAAGTGCTTTAACTGGAATTCAAATAGGAGAAAAAAGAATACCTTTGGTTAGACGTACTTCTACAGGTGGTTATGAATGGAATCCAGATACAGGATTAACAGTCACCTCACCATTTGGCCCAAGAAAAGCACCCGTCCCTGGAGCATCAACTAATCATCAAGGTATTGATTTTGGAGGTCCAAGGGGAACACCTGTTTTTTATCAAGGATATGGAAGAGCTTTACCTATACCAAAGGCAGGTGGTTATGGTAATCTAATGACAATTAGGACCGCAGATGGAAAATATGAAATCGGTTTGGGGCATATGGATAAATTGGGGCCAGAAGCTGAGGTATATGCGTCAAATTTAAATTCAAAACCAATACCACCTGTTTTACCTCCATCTGATAACGATATTTACAAACAAGGAGAAACAGAAGGACA